GACATCTCCAAATGAATAAAAAATTGGCTCCAACGAAAAGGTCATAGTTTCAACTTTGTCAGACAAGTCAACAAGGTCGCCAGATATCCTCAATTTAATAGCATCAATATACCCGGTGGCCTGATCGTATGCCCATATAGGCTGCCCGTCTTCATTTTCGAAAACTAGCTTATTGGCGCGTAGTTTCATAAAGCTGGTAGTGTCACTAATCGCAATCCGCATCCCTGCTTCACGATAAAGACCCCCTGTTGTTTGTGAAGCAACAAGATCAATCGTTGTGTATGCCGATCCAGATTGCGCGACAGTGTTAAACCTAATGTTCGCAGCCGCAGCGTTCCCGCCAAATATTGAGTTTAAACTTGTCGTGGCGGTTGCGGCGCTTGAAGACGCCGTTGCCGCCGTGCTGGCCGCTGACGTCGCTGTCGCCTGAGCTGTGGTGGCTGTGGTTTGCGCTGCATCCGCATCAGATTGCGCGGCGGCCACGGAAGATTGAATTGTTGTGATCTGGTTCGCAAAGGCGACATCCGCTGCAGCAAGGGCGTTCGTGACTGTGGTAACATCGGCTTCAAGCGTTGTGAGGTCGCTTTGAACGCCATCCACTTCATTCGACAGTGCCGTGAACGAGGCTTCAACAACGCTCGTCCTTTGGGCAATGCTGTCGATAGCCGTAGCCTGGACAACGGCTTCGTCAAGAACCGCTGCAAAGCCAGATGCAGTTTCTGCCTTTAGGTCAACAATTTTCAGGTGGTTCCGAACTGCTGTATCACCGATCGATGCAGCAGTGAGGTTTAGCCGAGCATTCAAGCGGTCAGTGTTTTCCGCCATCTGTCGTAAGACTGCCAAGACATCATCATCAAGGTCTTCAGGCGAAACCTGAATAGGCGATATAACAGGAATAGTCGCTTGCCCATAAACCCAAGGTGACGGCAGCCCAGCCGCCCCTGTTGCGGAAGCCCGAACTTTTACAACGGTTCCTTCGACATCTGGAATCGGCGCCGTGCCTTCGCTCGTAAGCCCCTGAGAGAGAAGGCTCCACGTCTCCTCATCATCAACACTCATCTCAATGCGGTAACTGATTGCCCCGGCAGCTCTTCCGATAGCCCAAGAAATTGAGGCGACCCCGCCATCGTTTCCAGGCGCCACCCGCACCCAAGGAACTGTCGGAATATCTGGGCTCGACAAAACAGAGGGAGGCACCGGTGCGGGAGGCGGCGTCGCGCCTACAGCATCCCAAACTTCAGGAGCGTCATTGACAACAGTAATTGTTGCCGTGCGCCAGTCTTTCGGCTGGATTTTCTGGACAAGCCATCTTTCGGTAACGACAGACAGGCTACCGAGAAGGGTAGACACCGGGTAGATATCAATATCTGACCCAAGCGCCTGAGAAAGAGTGATTCCTGAAAATGCCTCTGCCGTTGCAACATCAGCCGCGTTCAAAGCCAGGTTTCTACCTGTTTGCGTGACCTGTACGGGGCCAAACTCCAGCCCTGCTGGGTCTCGTATGACCGCATAAAGCGGCGATGGCTTTACCCCGTCTGGATATGCCGGGTCTACGTCGATCTCAATATTGAACCCAGAGCGCGAGATAGCACCTACTGCAACGCCGTCAGTCAAGAACCATGCATCGACGCCACATGCATCGCCCGGAAGGATAAGGCGATGTGAAAGCTCAAGGTCGAATGTTCTCGTTTTAGATCGGTAGAAATCACCCGCTGCGATCCAAGCAGTCAAATGACTGGCATGTTCGTGAGAAACGACGCCATTGAGCGCCATCAAATGTTCTGCAATTGGCTCTGGGCCAAAGGCAGCGCTCGCCTCCTGCCTTCTTTTGGGGTCGGCATTGACGTTGTATTCGCATCGAAGCCACGACTTGCCTTGCAGCCTGTCAAGGCGATAAGAGGCGGCCGTTGACCCAGATAGTATCTCCCGGCGCGTGAAGTGGTGCTTCCGGACGGCTTGCGGCTCATCACGGATGAACGACAGCGCACGCCCCGTAAGCAGGGGCTCAGAGCGCATGGGGCCGAGGATAGTCGAGAAGGCCTCCCAAAGCGGGATTGGGCCGTTTATCTGGCCATCATACGTGTCAAAATTATTGAGCCCGGCGATATATGCTTCGATTTTCGTGTAATCAATGATCGAGTCTGGAACCTTCCCGCCATAGGTAGTGTTCCTTGCCGCATCAACAAAAGCGTCCAGAGCCTTGCGACTCTCCATCTCAACAAAGACCCCATTGCGGCGAACGGGAAGTATCCTAGCGACATCGCATTCAATGTTTGAGAAGGAGCTGATGGAAAGCCCCTCTGTCGCCTTGATGGAGACTGCAATCTCAGTGATTCCAGCCCGCGTAACGCTATCCGCAATCCAGCCTCTGAGGCCATCCCAGCTTGCGTTGTTATCGCCATTCGCCACTTTCGCTTCTGTGTTTTGGGCGCGTACAATGTACTCCCCTTGAGGCACTTCGACAATTTTAGTGAGCCTCTGTGGCTGGCGGTTTGCGCCTGTTATTGCGGTATTTGGGATGTCAGTCCATGCCCCGGCTGGATCTCCGTTGGCATCAGAAAGCGCGTACTGGAACTTTATACCAGCGGTCGCGTTAAACATCTTCCCGGCCTTTTTGTTGCCGTCTGGGAATGTGCCATAGATCGCTTGGATGCTGTAATCCACTTGGATTTTCTTGATCGACTGCCCTTGTGGTGATGCCCTAAATGGGCCTGCCCAAGCCGGCGCTGCGGTTGCCCGTGGCAACTGAATCCCGCTTACGTCCTGAGACGAGCTGATGCTCGCAGGGACAAGAGTCGAAACCGTTCCGGGCTGTATCAACTCGACAGAAACGGCTGCCTGCAGGTCATCAGGTACTGCCCCGTTCTCCCAAATCGTAGCAGTGCCAACTCGCATTTTCTTGAGTGAGTATTTACCGCACCCGACCGTCATCCTTTTGTAAAGACGGAGTGTGTCGCCTTCATTGATGTAATAATCAGGCTGTGAGAGCAGAGGTGTAGTCCACACGCGACCGTAGATTACCGGAATGCGATCACCCGGCCGGGCGACGTTACCGCCCCCAGATACCCCATAAAGAGGCCTGATAGCGGTTTCCTTATTTGCCTTTGGCTGGGAAGCCTTTGCCGCGATATAGTTCAGCCCAATGATGGTGCCGGCGACAAGTACACTGGCAGCAGTGGCCCCAATTGCCCCAGCCAAAGCCCCTACTATGGGGTTGAAGAATAGCGTCAAGACAAGTGCAGCAATCGTTGCCGCAAGAGCCAATCCACTTTTCTGACCGCCCCCCCCTCCTCCGCCACCAGCAGGGAGAAAAACAATTGTCACGACATCGTGTTTGCCGACCTTTGTCCCCGCCCACTCTTTTTCGAAGCGGTAGAAGTTTTTGGCCGGCTTGGAGATAAAATCAGCAAACGCATTCACATTGTCAGCGACACGCAAAAGATCGGGGCGGCGAAAGACAGCCACGATAAATGGTACGCCGTAATCCTGCACCTGATTCAAGACAGACTTCAGGGAGCGGCGCTTCCCGGAAAGCTGCATCGAAGGGCGGCGTTCGGAACCGTCCATGTTTGCAAATGCAATATGCGTCATTTTTTCACTACGAATCTGAGATGGTCGTACCCGCGCTGTGCAACGCGGAACGGATCGTCGAATACAACCCCATGAGGGTCATTGGTATGCAGACAGCCCCTGAAGTCCTTGCGCTCAATCCAAACACCGACATGGATATCGAGGTCGCATCCGAGCCTGCCCAACAGGGTTAGGGCGCCATCGATAGGGCCTTTGACCTCTTGCCAGTTCGCCCAGCCAGCGAAACAATTCGCAGCTTTGACTCTGGATGTCCGGGAAAGCGCATCGCGTCTGGAGAATTGAGGGAGTTCCGTGCCGTAACATTCACGAAGGATTTTTGTGGCGAGATGCCAGCAATTTGCGTCCTTCAGGCTGTATTGCGTGCCGACATGAGAGGATAGATATTCGGCAAGGTCTTTATCCTCCATGGAGAGCGGGGAACCGTGTCGCGTCGAACTTCTCGCGTGGGAAGTTGGTGAACCCGTAATCCCTCACAGCCAGCACACCTTTTGCTTGGGTTGAGCCGAGATCCACGTTCTTCAACAGAAGGCCTTTGAAAAACTGGATAGGCCCTGCGATGCCGGAAAAATCAGGAGCGCCGCTTACATGGGTCACTTCCCATTCGTAGTAATCAACCTCTGCCGGATGCCCTGAAGCGGCCATGGTCTCTATATGCGGCCGCAACCTTGAGGATACCCCATCAACAATAAGCTCGCCTTCACCGAGGCCGTCCTTTACTGACTGCTCCGGAAGTTTAAGAGTAAAGGCTGTGGCGAGCCAAGGGTGCGCGACACCACCAACTGTTTCTTTGAGATTTACTGTGTCCAAGACTTTCGTGATAAAACGTAACGGCTCAAGCAGGCCTGGATGCATCACCTTCAGCCCGATAAGATGCTCCCTGCCCCGCCTGACTCGTGCGTAAGCCTCAGCGATAATAGGATCAAGGGCCATAGAAGTTCTCAACTTTAACGGAGAATGAGGCGCGGACAAGGAGTGCACCCAACTTCGCAGGTGTCGGCGCCCCGCCAGACCAATGAACTTTCTTTGTCACCACGCCACCCGCGAAGTCATAGACCGGCATGTTGAACGGAGATGCCCCATGGACGAGAGTTATTCTCCAGAAGTCACGCAGTACCACCCATTGCGCAGGGGTAAGCCGGAACGACAATGAAACCGGTGTCAGCGTAAACAACCGCTTTGGTCTGGTGATAGGAAGTCCGTCTTCCATATCTGATGTGACAGTCTCTTCCGCATCTGATGAAACAGAATGCCCGTCCTTGAGTGAATAGATCGGCAGCGTTGCCGGCCAAGTCGGGATGGGCATCAGCCTTGCCTCTGTGACGCGAGTGCTGCAGGATCACCCATGCCAGCCATCGGGCCACGGCCACTCGCGGCTTGGCGAGCACCACGGGCGTTTGTGGCGTCCATGATTTCAATCATTAGATTACCTTGGGAATCAGTCTTTGTCTGGACCTTGTTAGAGCCGTAGTTGTTCACCGTGACCGATGGAGGTGCAATATTGACTGACGGGGCTTGTCCTGAGCCCCCAGATGCGTGAACCCCGAGAACCCCGTTGCGCCCACGGCGCAGTGGCATAATGGCTTCATCCCCTGCCTCACCCATAATCCCCAATGCCCCGCCTTTAGCAAACTTAAAAAGCGTGGGAGAACTGACAATGCTGTTGGTGAACGCCCCGCCCTTTGCAAAGGCGGTTATGCTGTCGGCGGCAAAATTATGTTGCCCGCCTGAGAAGTAAGCGCCTTTCGCAGCGCGTGCCGACGGGGATGCGAACCCAAAATTTGCAACTCCCGATGTTCCACCAAAAAAGCCACTTGCTAGCTTGGCAAAGCTACCAAGTATGCCGCCAAATCCGCCGCCACCGGTGCTGCCTCCACCGAACACGCTGCCAAAAAGATTCCGGGTAAATTGGGATAGCCCGAACTGTAGAAGCTGTGAGGATAAGTTCTTTAGCGCGTCTCTGGCGACATCAATGCCCTTCTTTCCAGAAAGACCACCTTGGATAAGAGAGTTGCCAAAGCTATCTGCATAACCAATGCCACGCTCAAGTGCAGAGTTGAGCCTGGCCTGGTCAGCGACGGCTGAATCGAGTCCTATCCCGGACCCGCGAAGACGGGACGCCAAGGCGCGTTCGCTATCGGACCGAAACAACTGGTCGCGCTCGAATTGCAAGTCTTGGGATAGCTTTACGGTGGCGCTTTTCTCGGCAACTCGCCCAACGGCATCCGCCAACTTATCAATCTCGGCTCGCAATTCAGGCGTGATCTTTACCCCGCTCTGGAAGAATCCAAAAAGCAACTCCTGCTCTTTTGATGCACGAGCGACGGTGTACACACTTTTCCCGTATGTCTGCTCCTGAAGGTTTACCAATTCCGTCTGGCGCCTGATTTCGTCAGAGGCATTACGAAGCGGCACTCTAATATTTTCGATGGCAGCCGCGTATCTCTTTTTGGCTTCCTCGTCAGAGGCAAGGGCTGTGGTGTCTATGCTGAGTGCATGATTTTGGTTTTGCCGGGCGGAGACTCCTCTTGACTGCTCAAAATGAACCGCACCGCCATTGCTCGACAACGCTCGAAGGCCATATTGCTCAGCCAATGCCAATGCCCTTGCGCGGGCTTCCGAGGAAGAGAATGTGTAATCGGCCGCCGTGCCGCGTTCATAGATCGGAAGAGCGTCGTGTAGGGAAAGAGTGTAGATCTCGGTGGTCGCCGTA